CGCAAGATTGGTCAACACTTGGTCACTACTAAACTTAATCGAGTTCAGCTCAGCATCAAGCTCAGAGCCGGGCAAAGGCTTAGTGGGATTGACCGTCTGCCAATCCGTAAAGCTGTACAAGCGTGCATACGCCGTTGGTTGCGACATGGCTGTTCCCTTCAAGGTTACTCACAACATTGTATGTCAGAGTGTATGTAGCATGTAAGTCAAACAACAGACAAAACTCGCATGGGGGCTATCGGCTAAAAGTCGGACAAAACAAAAAACTTCTAGGTGCGGGGGTGACTGTGGGTGCGGGGGCGAGCGGGAGGACGGCGGGGGGTGGATCGGCTCGCCTGCCGCTCGCCCTGCGCTGCCTGCTCGCCCAGCGCAGCGCCTAACGTGTAGCGCGATGCGCGTGCGGCTGCGCGTGCGCTGCGCCACGCCGCGTGCGTTGGGTGTGGGTGTGTGCGATGGGGGCGGGTGAGCGGCTGCGCGTGGCGAGCTGCGGGACGCGAGCTGCGCACTGGTCTGGCGGGGCAACGCCTCAAGTAGGCGTGTGACTATCCAGTAACGGCGCGGCTCTCAGGCTGCAGCTCGGCGCGGTGTTGCGCGTTATCCAGTATTTGAACCTCATTCGGGTCGATCTCGGTGGCGAGCGCGGCTCGCTCACCTTGCCATCTGTCGATCAGCCCAGCAAGCTCAGCAGCGCTCATCTCGCTTAGCTCGCGGTCACTGTCACCCGTTGTAGCGGCTGCGCGTCCTATGTCGCGGCTCAGCTCCAGTACGGTTCGCGCAGCCTGGACACGCGCACTCGCCGGGGCTTGGTCATCGAGCATTATTGTGCGCAAGGTACTTGTGGCCACGTTGGCCAGATCGGAGCTGACGTAGCGGCCACGCTCGATGCGCACTGCAGCCTGTATATGCTCTTTTTTGAGTAGGTCGTAAGCGCTTGTCTTAGGCTCAGAGTATCCGGCTTGCCTTGCCGCCTGTGTTGGCGTGCAGCCCTGTCGCACGAGCGTAACGATAAAAGTGCGCTGCATTGCGGTCAGATCAACGCCTGCAACGCCGCGCAGCTTACCTAGGTAAGGGCGCGTGGCAAGTTTTACTGTTGGCTTTTTTTTATCCATTTTGTCAGTTTATTTTACAAACAGACTATTGCAAACAGACATTATGTCCGTCATACTGATCGGACAGACGTTTTGTCTGTGACAACTTTTAGGGATAAAAGCGATGTACATACTCTCATACACCACGGTGGACAACACCGATTACTGGCAGACGTTCGACCAGCTCACGCAAGCACAGACCGCGATGGAACTCACGCTACAAGTGCCGGACGTTACGACTGCAAATATCTCAGTGGCAATCATCAGCACTGAGCCGCAGCACGTTGAAGTAACCGACTTAGATGATCGGCTCTGCGCAGTGCGCGCAGCGCTTAGCGATTGGCGAGCTGATCGCGAAACTAGCGACTATGACCCAGTGTGGTTACGAATCCAAGGCGCGATGAAATCACTAGAGCTTGCACTGGAGCATACGAAATGACAACACCCCTTAAAAAGTGGCGCTGCGTGGTTGTCGAGCGCGTGTATCAAACCTTTGAAGTCGAGGCTGCAGATTGGGACGCGGCGGAGCAAGCGGCGTGTCAGCTATTCGATGCGACCAAGCGCGATGACGTTGAAGTTGACGTTGTGGACACTCAGGAGATCGAGCAATGAGCAAACCACTCAAACGCATAACCGATTTTCAATTGCACGCCCTTGTGGGTCAGCTCAACCAAATAGCACGCACGCCTAATGAAACGCAAGGCAACTTTTTTTTGAGCTTTCAAAAACAGAGCGTGTGCGTTCGCGCAGGGGTCGCGCTTATACACAACGCCACTATCGACTGCGGCAGGGATAGTGAGCGGCGCACAACGATTGCCTACACAACCAAGCGCGACTGCTATGACCAGATCGAGGCTTTCATTAAAGGCGTGAAATTCGCAAAGGAGCAAATATGGAAATGAATAATCAAACATTAACAGTCGAGGCGTTGTACCGCGAACTGGCTCAGCTCATGTCAGAGAATCGCGGCAGCGAGCCAGTGTATGCGTGGCTCAACCATGACGGTGAGCCGTTTGCAATTAGCTCAGTGGATGAGCTGCGCGAAGGGTGCGTTGAGCTAAACCTAGTTGACCTATACAGAGTAAAGGAGCAGGGCAAATGACACTCACACTCTCTGAGCGCTTGGCGCTCGCACACACACTGGCTAAGTTTCCTGAGAACACTAGCTACGATGACATTCACTCGATGATCTATTGCGGTGACTATCTGGACGATGAAAATCCAGTGATCGTTCCTTGGACGCCGTATGAAAACATGACAAGCGCCGACCTGATCCAAGCGCAAGATGATCTAGTGTGGGCGCTCGACAAAATGATTATCAGCATTTTGAGCGATGACGTTATGCGCCCACTGGAGCTGCTTGCACAGGAAACCGCAGATTGTTTCCCTGCTCGATCTGGCGTGCCACCAACTCTTTTTGCTGACGCAGCACTCGCGTACCGCAAGCTCGCGGCGATCCGCAGCACTATGAAAATTAACTGGGGGCTTTACTTATGAAAACCTACGAAGTCACAATCATTCATACGGCATACGCAACCATGTGTGTGGACGCCGAAAGCGCAGAGCAAGCAGAGGATCTTGCTTGGAAACAATGGGATGGCGAAGCCGATGACTGCGCAGGCAACGAAATCTGGAATGTCGAGGAACTGACAGAGCAACAGCACCAAGCAATACAAGTTAAACGTGGCAATGTCACAACAAAGCTTGCCTACCATGCGAAGTCTGACGCGCACGGCTGGAAACACATTGTCACCACACGCATTGACGCACCGGAGTGGAGCGATTGGGATCGGCAAGCTTATCGTCACATGATGGAACAAGGCACAACGTCCCTTGTGATGGGCTGGAACATGTGGGAACTGGTAAAGGAGCATGCGCAATGAACATCACACAGGCACAATTTGATCGCCTCAAGGACATGAAGGCTATCGGCTTTTCCAACAGCGCTACGGCGTGGGTTAATGAGCATTGCTTTAGCGGTATCGCGTGGCTCGATGAAATGGAGCGCGGAATGTCCATCAGCGAGGCTGCAACTGTCTTAAAAAATGAGGCAACAGAACAGCTCACGACAGGCGGATTATCGGCTGATGGTGGTGGTTATATTGCGGCTTTTTTAGAGTCCGTTGAGTGGGAGGAAATTGCTCAGAGCATGTACGATCTTTTGAAGGAATTTAAATGGCAATGAACATCTGCTTTCTGTACCACGGCAATCGAGTCCTATCTACGGGCTGCGCCCCCACGACCCACGGCGCACGGCTCGCTGCCCTACAGGCTCTTAGCGCCACGCACGGCGATCTACCAGTACGCGAGTGCCAGTACCGAGTTTTTTTGGCTTATACGTCTGTTTTAACGACCAACACCACAGGACACAACCACCATGCACACTAAACCTTTCCTAAGCCCACGCCGCACCGCCCCCACGCGCCGCCGCATCCCCCCAATCAGCGCTGTTAATTCCGCACCGCTCAACGGTGCTGAACTAAGCATGCTCGAATCGTTAGAGCGTGCTGCGCTGCACGATGGGACGCAAAGTCTGACTACCCGCGAGCGCGAGCTGCTCCTGACACTGCGCGTTCGACTCTGGGCTGAGCATGCGCAGACTGCTTAACTGGATCGCAGTCGTTATATTTGTTTTCATCATTGCAGCAACACTTAAAAAGCTTTTAGCTTGATTGCAGCCCACCCGCAGCCGACTAACCCTCGGCTGTTTTTTTTAAGGTTACGATTCCCAACATGAAAGCTTTGAACCGATCAGCCCAACACCCGTACTTGCTCAGCCCTGACGCGCTCAGCCCTGATGCTGAGCTGCCTAGCGTTGTGGGCTTGGGAAATCCGCAGTCTTGCGAAGGATTTACCCAAGACCCACAAGCTGAGCATGGCAGCCTTCAAGCGCAACAGTTGAAAAGCGCAACGCCTAACGCTCCAGCAATTAACGCTGCAAGCATTAACACCTTGGCAGAACAAACTACACTGCCAGTTATATACCTTAGGGGTGTGGGGGGCAAAAAGTATGTTTTTGGCTCACACAAAATGTCTGACGTACTGTCCTGTATATCCGGCTACATCTATTCACACCCTACGCCTAAATCTCAGTCGGCAGGGCGCTTTGCTCAGGTGATTTCGGGCTTGCTTGGGCGTACTTTCGGCGCTGAGCGCGTGCCGCTGGCGCCAGATTTGGCTGCGTTTTCCCGCCGCCGCCACCCCGCCCCCGCGCTTTGTTTCTGTCCAAACTTGGGGCTGATCGTGGGCTTTTGCTACCGCAAGCCTGTCCAAAATGTCGTGACTGCGCTCCGGTTGCACCCCGCTGAGCATAAGCTTTTGCTGATTAGCGGTGAGCTGTTCGACCCCGCGCTTGACCGCAAAGGCTCGTTGATTAGCCTGGACACTTTGGATTATTTGCTGAGCTGCGATGCGCTTGGGCGCGTGTCCGGCATGACGGGAGAGCAGGCCAGCACGCGAGCCGATGCAAACGTGGCGCTTGATGACGCTGCTTTGGGGCAAGCTTTGTCCGTTGTGGCTGAGCATTGGGAGTGCGGCTCGCCCCTGAACTGGCGCATCGACACGCCGCGCGATCGCCATTTCTACGTTGCGCTATCGCGCCGCCTGAGCTGGCATCCAAGCGTGATCGAGCGCTGTTGGCTGCAGCTCAAGGCTCGCGGTCTGGTCGAATCGGCTCGGCGTGGCAACTGGGGGGTGCGGGGGCTAAAGTGTGCAAAACTGTAAACGGACAAGCGCAACAATCACAGGGGTTTAGGTATGAACTGGATGCTAGTGTTATTCATGGGCGTTAGCCCCCACTACAACGTAGTCAAAACAGACTTGATCTTTTCAGATGAAGCAGCATGCTTTGCCTACGAATCAACACTAGGCAAACGCGCGGCTGATGCTACAAACATGTTTTTAAAAGATTGGAAACAAGGGCGAGATAACACCGTAACGAACGCAGCCGTAGCATGGGCACAAATGCAATACGTTAGGGGAACGTGCATCCCCACAACGTCCAAGGTCACTCTGTTTTAATTTGCTTGCCCTGCACCATCGCAAGCGTTTCCTCCGCAGTCCAATTGCACCAGTGCCTAAACTGCTCGGCACTCATTGAGCCTTCGCGGATCGCATCATAAATCGCCCACGTTGGGTGATATTGATACTTGGGGTGCAACGCGCCTGCGTCCGGCTCTGTCACCTCGACCCGTTCGCGGCGTGACTCTTTCTCTGCCAACCATCGACCCCTTGGCGTGCATGCTTTCCAACATTGCTCGTAATTGCCACAACATACGCGCTCCTCTTGCTTAGACCGCGCAGCGGCAACCGCCTCAGCCTCCGCGATCCCCGCGTCCTTGCCTGCAAAGTATGCGCGATCCATTACGTCTAACGTGTTCGCATGACCCGCGCACGCCAGCTCACGGCGCAGCGCCACAATCGTTTCCGCGTACTTGACCATGCCTTCGGCAAGCGCTTGGTTCGATTCCCTGAGCTGCTCGATGTACTGCGCGGGGCTGCTCATGCTTTCACCTCGCTCATGTCGATCTGGATCACTTCGCGCCGTGCGCCAAGGGTTTTAAAGTATTCCCACTTGTCGATGTACGTTTGCTGCTCGCTCGGTGGCACAAAGCCTGCCTGCCGCAGCGTGGCAAGCACGTTGGTTGCTGCCGATGGCTTGTAAATTTGGTGGTCTTTAGCGTAGCTCATTCGCGCCCCTCCGCAGTCTTGTGTTCAATCAGCCTGTCCAAATACCAACGCGCCTTTTTAAGCGACTCAACGCCCCCTTTCTTAGGCCAGCGCCACAAATACTTGATGACGTTCGCGGTGCAAACAGCATCCTTGCCTCGCATGTCTTGCGTCACCGCCTCAATAACGTCAATGCACTCAATCCCGCACGCAACATAGTGCGCAGGGTGGTTCACTGGATCGTGCGCCGGAACTTTTAGCTGCTCACTATTTGCCTCGCCCTCGGCGAGTATTTGCCTTACCTCTGCGAACATGCCTTCGCGCCATTCGTCCAGTGCGCTCTTGATCTCTTCATTAAATGGTTTCATTTTCTTTCCCGTTCGTAAAACTTCCCCAACTTGAACCCTGCATAGAAAGGCACAAGCACCAAGACTGCCATCACAAAACACCGATACAACCACTCCAAAATTTCCCACATAAACCCTCTCTCAAAATGGCGGCTCACCGCCCACTTGAATCAGCTCTGAGCCAAACTCGTCCTTCATTAGCTGCGTGAAACCATCCGTATCAAAGCTATGCAACATGCGACCAATCTCTTTAAGCGTCCAGACCCCAAGCCCGTACTGCGCAACCGCTGCGGGGCGCTCCGTTTCCATCCTCACTACATAAAAGCTTTTACCTGTTGGCAGCACGCCCTCCCAGACTTGCGGCAGGGCATCGGGGCTTGCGCCTGACTCCAGTGCCTCGCGCTCAAGCGCTGCCCACCCGCGCATCAATACTGCCGTGCGCAGCGTGATCGCCTCGCTATCGTTCGATGCAATTGCGTCATGCCACTTTGCCTCGGCTGATGCGAAACGCGCAGCCGTGGCCACGCTCACCAACTGGTGCAAGCGACCACGCCCCCACTTGATCTCTAGCTGTTCTTGCACCGCACGCAAGGGGGCGGTAATGCGATCGACTAACTTCTGTTGTGCCTGTACGTTCATCATTCTGTCTGCCTCTCCTATAGGTACTGCGACTTCAACTTGCGCCCAGCCATTGCCACGGCGCACGCGCTTAAATTGCCACCGATGACCAGGGGGCAACACGCCGCGCTTTGCATCTTCCTTTGCCATGAGCGCCGCCCACTCGGCGTCTGCTTGATCGAACAGCTCGCTCCAGTGCGATAGCTCGTCATTTGCTTTGGTCACGGTCATACAAATGCAAGTCCAGCTCCAGCGCCTCGATGTGCCGCGCCTGCTTGTCGATTAACTTCACTAGCTCTTGCTCGCGGCTCTGCATGTCGGTCAACAGCGAGCGCAGCTCCATCGACATATCGTTCATCTGCTGCGCAAGGTAAACAACAGCTTCTAGTAACTGGTCAGCTCTTCGCATACTTGTTCTCCTGTGTGTGACTGCGCAAGCCGCGTGCGTTTGATCCGGCCGCTGCGCATTTGTCCGAAATAAAAAAGCCCTGACTAATCCATTGCTCCACGCGCGAGAGCGCTTTGTATTTAGGCAAGCCGTACTCGCTCACCAAGTAATCTGTAAGTGAACCTTTGTAGCCATTGGGGTTTGGATTGAAGGGCATACCTTGACTAAAGCGGAAGTCCACCTCTTTACCAATGGCGGCGATCTGCATCTGCGTCAACGTCTGAGAGCTTTGCAGCGCCTCTTCTAAGCGCTCGGTAATAACAAGTGCAAGGCCTGCCTCGTTGCGCATGTGAACGTGCAGTCGGTTGTCATGCGGTGCGTTGCTCTTAACCACTGCACCAATTAAAAATAATTGCTTGTCGGGATCGACATTCATCGCAGTGCTGTACTCGCTGTTCTCTTCTTTGCTTGCTGGCCAGATCGCAGCCGCAAACCGCGCACCATCGACCAGTGCCGTGCTGCCGCGCATCGCAGCTCGCGCATCGGCGGCCGTGCGAATCCCTTGCGCTCCGTCCTTGCGCATGTGATGCGTCACTATAAGAGTCGCTTTTGTCGCGGCGCAAAGCTCGGCCATCTTTGACCACCAAAACTGCCCCGCTGCAGGGTCACTCGTAATATCGGCGTGAACCATCGCCTGCAGCGGGTCGATGATAATAAGCACAAGGCCTTCTAAGGCACGCAACTGCTTAAACAGATCCGCATAGGCCTGCGTGATGTGCAGCCCCGCTGAGTCTTGCTTGATGATCGGGAACACGCCGCCTGCGTCCGGCAGTGGGATGAGAGTCAGGTTTTTTTTAAGGCGCTCATAAACGTCTGGCGTTGTAATGGATTTCAGACGCCGGTGAATCGTGCCTTTGGAATCCTCGGCGCTGAGATACACCACCTTGCCAAAGGTTTTAATCTTGTTGCCCATGAATGTCGGCGCGGTGTCGTGCCACTCGCTGCCTCCGCTTGCCACCTTTATCGCCAGATCAAGCATCATAAAGCTCTTGCCCAAACCTCCTTGAGCGCAGAACAGGCCAGCGACAGCCATCTCTGCAACATTCTCAATTAACCATTTCATCGGCTCTGGCTCTCCCATGTATTGCTCAAACGACCAATCCGAAATCAGCAGTCTGGGCGGGTCTACAACTGTCGGCTTAGTTGGAAAGTCAAACTCTGTCGGCTCTGAGCTGAGCTGCTTTGTCACGATGCCCTCTGTTTTGATCCTCGCCTTCAACGCCTCCAGTACGCGCAGATCGCCGCGCTTGCCGCGCTTGAGCTGATAGGTAGCCTTCTCAACAAACTGATCTAAGCCTCGGCCATCGGCAGCCAAGCTCGCGCCGCGAGCCTTTACCGCGTCCTCATACTGCGGCCAGCCGCGCTCTACTATTTGATCTACAGTGGGCAGCGTGTGGTGTTCCTCAAAGTGGGCGAAAATCGTGCGCACCACCACGCGCACCATAAAACTTTCGCGCCCGTCCGTTGTCTTGAATGGATGATCGCCGCGCACACTCTCCTGCAATTTGTGGCCATACTCGGCGTGCATCGCGCCTGTCGTGACCTGATCGAGCAACCAATTGGGCGCATCGGTCAGCTCGTCAAAGTCACACTGATACAGCTCGCCGTTGCGATGCACTGAGCCGCCTGCAACCACAAAGCCGCCTTCGCCACGAATGTCTATTCCTTGTCCCAACACGTTCGAGTCGGTCACAATGGTTGCGTCATCAGGCATGCGATAGAAGTAGTGCTGGCCGCCGCTCCCCGTCTTAGTAGTCATAGTCGATGGCAAATCTTCATTGGCCATCTGCAAGGCGTGCAAGCTCTCAGCGCCAGCCTTACCCTCGCCAATGTCTACATCGACCACAAACACCTTGCTGATTGCGCCAGTGATGATGCCAATGTTGTGGTTCTCGTACATGCTGCCGCGACCAAACCAAATCTCTAATTGGTCTGCGTCAATGGGCTTTGTTTGAAATCTTTTCCAGTTACCCACTGGATGCTTGCCAGGACTCGCGCACTTCGCACCGCGCTCGCAAGTGCATGCGCCAGCTCGTACCGCATGGCAAGGGTAGGGTGTGAGTCCCCGCTTGAAATATGCTTGCGCCATTTCAAGCAGGCCTTTGTTGTGCATCATTATTGTTTTTGCCCCGCGCTGCAAAAAAAACGCCCCCGCCTCCGTCGAGGCGAGAGCTACCTAAAAACTCAAAACTCCTCAGCTTCCTCTACCTTGGCCTTCGGGGCTTTGGATGCTTTGGGTGCGGGTTGAGCTGCAGGTTCGGGTGCTGCCTCACCACCGCCAAGCTCAGCGGGTCGGGTAACAAATTTGACTACTTCAAATGTCGGGATGCGAGTCGTGCCTTTGCCGATCTTGGTAGCCGCCGCCCCTGTGATCTTCACCACCGGCACAACGCCTTTACCGAACTCGGCCTCGCACTGGTTGTAAAGCTTTTTGATGAACTCGGTGCTGCCTGTCTGCGAGCTGTTGAACTCGCGCACTGGCTCTTGCCCATCTTGGCCAAACATCGCTTTGCTAAAAAAGCTCACCAAGAATCCATTCTTCCACTCTTGTTCAGTGTCAGGCTTTGCTGTTTGCTTATTGTCTGGCCAGATTTGCCACTCGCGTAAGCCCTCACCAAGCAGCAACCAGCCCAACTGAATCCGCTCTACGTCAATGACCACTGGCGCCGACATTTCAAACTCAATTGCGCCATCGTCCGAACTCATTTCCCAAGCGTTGATGCTGGGTTTAAAACGAATGTACGGTTTAACCTCACCGCCGCTGCCAAAATTTAAAGGCATTTTCTTTCTCCTGTTATCGCAACATTTCTCTGGCGTTGCTTGACCAGCTAATCGTCAGTGTTAATAAATTTAGGTGTGCCGCCCTCCCGTAGGTACTGCTCGTAGCGCACCGCAATCGCTCTAATCTCATCGCGGTCTGCCATTGCCCATTTACAAATTAAGTTGAAGTCGTGTTCGTCATAGAGAAGCCACTGTCGAGCTGAGTCGCAAATTGTGCTGTTGACCCAGCCCAGCCCACGCATGTCGTTAAACGCTTGGACAATCACCGCAAAAAACAAATCTGCTTCTCGCGTGCGCACGATTACTCAAGCAGTGGTAACAAATGCTCAGCCCCGCGCCAGTAAAAAGTAGACGGGTCGTGCGGTGCGCTGCGGGTGAGCTGCTCTGGATCGTCAGAGAGCGACAGGTAACGCTCTAAGCGTGCG